CCGCCATCGCTACCGTGGATGACTGACTTACCTCTATTTCCTTGAGACCAGCGATTCATTGCACCAGCCATCTGAGACTCCTTAATGACATACTCTCCTTCACCACCTTCTCCGATCAAACCCTTGGTTGGCCTATCGACATAACCACCGGTTGAGAACGCCGCCGTTCTGGTGTAATCAATATGCCTGTTTAAATTATTTGCTGACTCTCCTACTCCTACCTGTCTCATACCAGCAGGGTTACTAGACATGTTCGCACCTTGCGTCATACCACCGGTAAAACCGCTAATTATAGATTTAGCAATTAGTTGGAATAACCAGTTAGATGCTTCCTGAGCTATTAAGTCGGCGGCTGTCTGTAAGAAGTGATCAGCTATGCGATTTAACATGTCCGCAACAGCATCACCAATACTCTTCGTACCTCTAAGAACTTCTCTTACTGAGTCTCCAAAGGCTGTTCCAATAGCATCTGAAGCAGCTTGTACTTGATTAAGCGGGTTTACTAGATCTTTTAATTTCTGATCGTTTGCTTCGATCATGTCATTGATCTTTCCTCTGGTGACTACTTCGCTCTTTAACTGGTCTTCTAAATCTTGCCTTGCTCTTAATTCAGTTCTGATGGCATCTTCTTTATCCTTACCGTGAGTGATAACCATTAGAGCTATCTCTTTTTCTAACTCCGCATATCGAGTTCCGACATTTAGTTGGTCCTGTAAGAACTTCTTCTCTATTTCCATATTCTTCATAGTCTTCTCGAATTGCGCCGCTTTTTGCATCGCGCCTTTCGCTTCCGTTTCAAACTGCTTTCGCCTTTCTTTGGTTAAGATCTCCTGTTCTCCTGTTAGTATCCGTAACTCTTCAATATCTTTAGCTAAATAATCGTTTGGTTCCTCTCCTCCTTTACCGGCTAACCATTGCATCCTCTTCCCTATTGCAATAGTAAGTTTAAGCTCTGCAATTCTCCACCTATTTAATGCCCCAACAACCTCCGTAATTATATCAACTACTACCTTTAATCCCTCTTGGAATTTAGCACCAATTATCATACTTCTTGCACCAACAGCAATCTGTAAATCTTCCATTGCTTGGTTTAATCTTCCTCCTGCGTTGGCATAACTCCTTGCCATTTGTCCAGCTATCTTCTCATTATTTTTAAGTAAATCTTCGCCTAATTTGAAGAAATCTTCTAGCGTAACTTCACCTTGTTCCATCGCTTTATCTAACTGTTGCATTGATATACCCATCGAGGTTGCAAGATCAGCCATAAATCCTGGGATGCGTTCACCGATCTGGCCTCTAGCCTCTTCAGCTTGAAGTTTGCCTTTAGAAAGTATCTGACTTGCTGCTAACATAACGCCCTTAAATTCTTCTATTCCTTTACCACTTGCCAG